GTTATCAAGGTGGAACGTGGGTATGGGATTATGTATTTCAATATTCCGAAGCTACAACACTCCCAGCGACAAATGGTTATGTATTGATAAATAACTCGAATTATTATACTGTTCAATGTGATTAATCAACTTTTTTCAGATGGAAGAAAAAAAACAAAATGGTGGTAAAAGAGAGGGAGCTGGTAGAAAACCAAAGATTGATGAAATAACATTAATCGAAAGTATGGATGCCGTTTTAGTTCCTAAGGTAGCTTGGGAAAAGTTGGCAGTTAAAGTAAAAGAAAACGATGTACAAGCTATTAAGACGTGGTTAAGTTATCGATATGGTATGCCAAAGCAAACAGTTGATAATAATACTAACTTAAACATAAACGATTTCAATTTAAAGGATGTAATTAAATTTAAAGAGTAATGAAAGATTGGAATCCACATTATATTGATTACAAAAAAGGGATTATTGTATATTATGAGAAAAGTTGGTATTGCAACACAAATAAAATAATACATAAGACAGAAAAAGAATATTTAAAATGTAAATATTGTAATGTAGTTGATAACACTAAACAGTAAATATTATCCTTTATTTGAAAACGACACAAGGTATTTTATTATAACAGGCGGTCGAGGTTCAAGTAAGTCATTTGGGGTTGGTACTTTTACCAACCTTTTGTCATTTGAGCAAGGTCATAAAATACTATTCACAAGGCAAACAATGACCTCAGCGCATTTGTCAATTATTCCAGAATTTCAGGAAAAAATTGATTTAATGGAGCTTAATCCTTTATTTGAAATCAACAAATCAGAAATTAAAAACTTACAAAGCAAATCAGATATTATCTTTCGAGGCATACGAACTTCCAGCGGTGACCAGACCGCAAACCTCAAATCATTGCAAGGCGTTACAACGTGGATTTTAGATGAGGCAGAAGAGTTAACCGATGAAACTACCTTTGACAAAATTAATTTATCAATTAGGCAAAAAGGCAAACAGAATAGGGTTATTTTAATCCTAAACCCAGCAACAAAAGAGCATTGGATTTATAAACGCTTCTTTGAAGATAGAGGCGTACAAGAGGGATTTAATGGTATTAAAGATGATACAACCTACATACATACTACTTACTTAGATAATATAGACAATTTAGATGATAGCTTTATAAACGAGGTTAAAAGAATTGAATTAACCAATCCCGAAAAGTATAAACATCAAATATTAGGGGGGTGGTTAAACAAAGCTGAGGGAGTTGTTTATTCCAACTGGCGTATTGATGAATTTAAAGAAGTAAGTAAATCAATTTACGGTCAAGATTTTGGATTTAGTATTGACCCGACTACATTAGTTCAAGTTTCAATAGACAAAGAAAAGAAAATAGTTTATGCAAAGGAATTACTTTATAAAGCTGGATTAACAACAACTGAAATATATACTTATAATAATCGATTTTGCGGGGCTAATAATTTGATTATAGCAGATAGTGCCGAGCCAAGACTTATAAGCGAATTAAAGCAAAGAGGATTGAATATCAAAGGTATTGACAAACCAAAGATAATTGATAGAATTGCATTACTTCAAGACTATGAAATAATAATTGATAAAGATAGCATCAATTTAATTAAAGAGTTGAATAACTACGTTTGGCACGATAAAAAATCAGAAACCCCGATAGATGACTATAACCACTTATTAGACGCTTTAGGGTATGCAGTTTGGAATTATATCGGCAAACCCAACAAAGGAAAATATTACGTCTATTAGAAAAAAATACTTTTTTTTCGTTATAGTAATATGACGATAACAATCCCACAAAATTACAACGAGATTACCATCGAGCAAATGATACGATGGAATAAAGCAGTTGAGGAAAATCAAACCTCAATATTAGAATATCAAATGGTTTCAATCCTTTGTGATGTATCATTTGTTGACGTTCTAAATATCCCACTTAAAGAGTTTAGAGAAATATTGCACGACCTTACAAAGCTATTTGAAACCGAACCAGCGTTAATAGATAGATTTGAAATGAATGGCATAACGTATGGCTTTATTCCGAACTTTGATAACCTTACTACGGCAGAATACATCGATTTAGATACCTACGCTGAAACCGATATACTTCGCTTCTTAGCGGTAGCATACCGACCTATTCAAAACAAGTTTGGCAAACTTTATAACATTGAAGATTATAAAGGGACAGAGGATAATTATCTTAAAATGGCACACGCTCCAGCGATGGCTTTCTTAGGGGCAAAGGTTTTTTTTTGGGATTTAAGCAGAGAATTGCTGAAACATTTACCGAGCTTTTTGGAGCAGGAACTAACGGCGGAACAGTCAACGCTTTTAGAGAAAAATGGAGTTGGTATGCATACATTGATGCAGTCGCTGGAAGAGATTACTTCAAACATTCCAAAGTTTACGAACTTACAATATTCCAATTTTTAACACATTGTGAATTTATAAACGATTGGGATAAAGAAAATACAAGAATTTTAAAAACTTTAAAATGAGAAACCCGATATACAACTGCATAGAATTAATTGCTACTATTTTACAAAACGATAGCGACGTCAACACCATTACTTTAATGGAGAGCGAAGATAGTATTGACTTTAATAAAAAGAATATTTACAACCTCGTTAATATTAATATTGTTTCAGCAAACTTTGAAACAAAGACAATAGGTTTTGAAATTACAGCTTTGGCACAAAGAGATGAGGTTAAGACCACGATAACGAATAAGTTTTTAGGCAACGATAACCGATTGGATAACTTTGCTTCAATACACTCAATACTAAACAACCTCACAAAGAAATTAAGGTTAACAAGAAATGATTTTGACATTGAGTTTGAAAGTGCAACCGAGCCAACAATATTCAACAAAGCATTTACAAACGGATTAGATGGAATGACTTTGGATTTAGTATTAAGTTACCCTGATAACGATACAACTGTTTGCGATGGATGCTAATTTAGATGCGATTTTAAAAAAGTTCACAAAGTATGTAGTTAGCCAAGCTAAGTCAAACTTAACACGCAAAAAAAAGAATGTAAAAGGTAATCTTTACAACTCAATCAAGGGTGATACATTTGTAGGTAAAAACAGTATAGGTGTTTACTTTGAGATGGAAGATTATGGAGTTTTCCAAGATAGCGGAGTTAAGGGTAAATCAAGCGGTCAAAGTTTAGGCACGTTCAAAGATGGTGGATTTAGATTTGGAAGTAGAACAGGGCAAAGTGGTGGACTTACAAAAGCAATTAATCAATGGGTAAAAGATAGACGCTTTCAATTTAAAGATAAAGCAAACGGACAGTTTATGAGTTATGATGCTACGGCTTTTTTAATCACTCGTTCAATTTGGCAAAAAGGAATTAAACCAACACGATTTTTTAGTAAACCTTTTGAGGATGGCATTAAGAGATTACCCGACGAAGTAGTCGAAGCATACGCATTAGATACCGAAAATACAATAAGAAAATCATTAGCACAATGGAAGTAATACAGTCAAGAAGTCCTTACATAGTTACAATAAACGAAGCAGACCAAACAGCTACAAAGCTGGAGTTATACATTTGGCATAAGGGTGAAACCGAGCCGACCACTCCAATGTACACACTTACAGGAATTGCATCAAGTCCAACGCAAAGGGCAAATAGTTATAATATTGCACCATTTATAAAAGAGAATATTGATATAATTAATCCACTATCAACTACTGTAATTGCAGAAGAAAGTAATAATAATTGGTGCTATTGCAAAGTGATTAGATATGCTACTGTTGATGGAGATGAAGATTTAATTGATGAAACAACTTACATAGGATTGAATGGCTATACAACCTATACAGGTGGCTACAATCAAACAAATAGTGATACAGTTCAACTACTTACAGATAGTCGCAAAAGGTATTACTATTTAACTCCAAGTTATACCGATGAAAGCTATTTTAATTTGTTACGTAATACGAGAAATGAAACAATAATAGTAAACTATTATGATAACACTAATGCACTTATTTCAAGTACTACTTTAGACTCTGATAGCCGAGAGCTTTTTAGGGTTCGATTTTCAATAAATGACCCTGACTTTGATAATGGTACAAGAATTGAAATATACAATGATACTACTGAAACCTTGCTTTATACACTATTTGCTGAGCCAGTTTGCGAAACAAAATACACTCCTGTAATTTGCTCATTCATTAATCGCTTTGGTGGGTGGGAGTATATTACATTTTTCAAAGCAAAGTCAGAAACCTACGATGTGAAAAGTAAAGATTATAGTTTACTTCCCGATGCCTTAGATTACAATCCACTTCGAGGGCAAAAGCAGAAATTTAACTTTACAGGAACAAAAGCAGTAAAACTTAATACAGGTTGGGTTGCCGAAAGTATGTCAG